TAATATCATGGTCACCTGTCCTATGCACAAAGATGGCAGAGAGAGTAAGCCGTCTTGCGGGGTGCATAAAGAGACAGGCGTTGTGCATTGTTTTACTTGCGGATATTCTGTTCAGCTATCTGAAATGATAAGCAATGTGTTTGGGTATGATGATTTTGGTGTCTTCGGCAAATCTTGGCTTAGAAAAAATTTCTCAGAAATTGCGGTAGAAGAAAGAAAAGATATAGCAATAGATTTTTCAAGAGAAAAACCCTCTCAGCAAATAGAAATGACAGATGAAGAATATGACAAGTATAGAGTATATCATCCGTATATGTATAAGCGTGGGCTTACAAATGAAGTAATTGAAAGGTTTGATATTGGCTACGATGCAGAAACAGATAGTATTATTTTTCCTTGCCATAATCTTGATGGCAGTATATCTTATACTATTAGGCGTTCAGTTAATGGGAAACGGTTCCATTATCAAGGAGGTACTCAAAAATCTCTATACGGTATTTATGAGTTTTATCGAGGTTTTAGCAATCACACTGAACTTGTTGTGTGTGAGAGCAGCTTTAATGCTCTTAGCTGTGTGGTGTGCGGTATACCTGCTATTGCCTTAAATGGTACTGGCTCTAAACAGCAGATAGAACAGCTTAGAAAGTTGTCTGTGCGCTCTTTGGTGCTGGCTCTTGACCCTGATGAAGCTGGGCGAAAAGGCACAGAGAAGATAGCTAAAGCTCTTAAAAACGATAAGATTATTTATACAGTAGACTATAAAGACAGTAGAGATTTGAACGACCTGTTGTTAGATGGTGAACTGCAACAGTTATTTTGCACAAAACACTTATATAATTCTTAGTTAAAATATCAATAGACAAATGCTTAAAAATATGTTATTATAAATATGCTCTTAAAGAGAGACAACAAAAACTAAAAGAAAGGTAAAAACAAAAATGGCTAAAATTGCAATCGGTGAAGTGGATAACTATTCTACTGGTAAGACAAACTTTTTCAAGCTTGAGAATGACAGAGACACTGCAACAGTGAGATTTATGTACAATACTCTTGATGATGTTTCTCTCGATGTTGTGCATGAGGTGGAGATTGATGGTAAGCGCCGTCTGGTAAATTGTCTGAGAACTTATGACGAGCCTGTTGATAACTGCCCTCTGTGCCGCGCTGGTATGCGACAGCAGATTAAGCTGTTTGTGCCTGTCTATAATGAAAAGGCTGGAGAGGTTCAGTATTGGCAGCGTGGTAAGTCTTTCATCAATGACCTGAGCGGTCTGTGTGATAGATATAACCCTCTTGTCAGCACTAAGATTGATATTCAGCGTAATGGCAAGAAGGGTGAACAGACTACCCGGTATCAGCTTTTCCCTGTTGGCACTGATGATGTGACTATTGACGATTTACCCGAAGTGCCTGACACCAATGGCATTGTGCTGAACAAGTCTTTTGATGAGCTTGCATCTTACGCAGAGAATGGTTATTTCAGTGATAGTGAGCGCCCCGCACCTCGCGCTTCTGAACTGCCTCGTAGAACTGCTCCCGCTGGTGGTAGAACTCGACCCAACTTTTAATTGATAAGGAGAGATTATTATGCCGTCTAATATGAACCTACAACTGCCTGAATTGTTTTCTGGTGACATGATTATGTACCGCAATGGTGATATGAAGATTGTACTTCTTGACACCGTATTTGGCAATATTCTGACTTCTCGTGACCGTAAGACATGGGCTGGTCTTAATGAATATGACCTTGAGACTGGTATTTACGATGGCGACCATCAGTACGATATTGTGGAGGTTTATAGACCTGTAAACAAGTATCGTTGTCTGTCACCTGATTATTGTGATTATGAGCGTATTTGGATTGCTCCTGCACCGCCTCGTAGAATTACAATGGGAGAACTGCAAGAGCTGCTTGGCTATCCTGTTGAAATCGTAGGTTAATAAATATGGCTGGATTATTTGAATTTACACCGAAAGCTGATAAAGCGAAAGACAAAGTTCTACTTGCTAACATTCAAGGCGGTAAAAAAACAAATAGCCCAGCCATTACCGTCAAGGGCGTAAAGAATATAGCTCAAAAGATTGCTTCACTAAAAGATAGTGTAGAAAGATATTTAGGCGATAAGAAAGACAAGTATGTTCTTATTACAGACCAAAATATTAAGTATGCGGAAGAAGTAATCGCAGAGAGCATTAAAAATGGTTATGTTGCAATAGATACTGAAACAACTTCTCTTAACCCTATAACTTGTGATATTGTAGGTATGAGTTTGTTTACTAAGGGCATGAAAGCTGTTTACATACCGTTAAATCATAAATCTTATATAACAGGTGTGAAAGCTGAACACCAAGTAACAAAAGACTATGCTAAACAGCTTATAGAAAAACTGGTAGAAGCAAATGTAAAATTCATCTTCTTTAATGCCAAGTTTGATATTAGGGTTATTAAAAATCAGTTAGGTGTTGCAATTACCCCATACTTTGATGCTTATATTGCAAGTCGGCTACTAAACGAGAATGAACCTGAAAAGGGTTTGAAAGCACTCCACAAGAAATATGTTCTCAATGGTGAAGAAGATGCTTTCTCATTTGGAGAACTGTTCAAAGATGTGCCGTTTGATTTAGTGCCAATATCTACTGGTTACTTGTATGCAGCCAGAGATGCAGAAGTAACTTTTGAGCTATACGAATTTCAACTGCCTTATTTAACCCTCGGCACAGCAGAGAATGAAGAACAAGAACTGCAAGGTGTGTCTAACGTATTCTGGAATATTGAAATGCCAATAGTCAATGCCGTGGCAGATATGGAAGATTTAGGTGTTGGGTTTGACTTTGATGTTCAGAAAAGACTTTCAGAAAAGTATCACAAGCTGCAAGATGAAGCAGAAGAAGCTTTTTATACTGCGCTTAAAGAATACACTAACAATGAATATTCAATATCAAGCCCAACACAACTTGCAGCATTGTTCTATGATGAACTTCGCATACGTCCGGTAAATAAGAAGAAGCCAAGAAGTACAGATAGTGAAACATTAAAACAGCTTAATCACCCTCTGTCAGAGTTGATACTTAATTATCGTGAGTATGCGAAGCTGATTTCTACCTATATTGATAAGATGGCTGAATGTGCTTTAGCTGACGGTAGAGTACATGGCGAGTTTAATCAGGTAGGCACTGATACAGGTAGATTTAGCAGCAATAATCCAAATCTCCAGAACATCCCCAGCAAAAACGCCGAAATAAGAACAATGTTCAAAGCGACAGATGGCTATATGATGATTTCATCGGACTTCTCAGCACAAGAGCCAAAATTGCTTGCCAGTATGAGCCATGACGAGCGAATGATATATGAGTTTAATAACGGTATTGACCCATATGTTACTCTCGCTACAATAGCGTTTGACTTGCCATACGAAGATTGTTGTGAGTTTTACCCTGATGGCACAACAAATAAAGAGGGCAAAAAGCGCAGAAAAAGGGCGAAAATTCTGCTTTTGGGTATTTCCTATGGAATGGGTATTGAAGCAATAGCTGAGAAACTTGAAGTCTCTGTTGAAAAGGCACACAAGATTATGGATGGTGTATTTAATGTATACAAGTCGTTTAAACCTTTTACAGAACAGTCTGAGCGCATGGCAAGAGAAAAAGGCTATGTAACTTCTTATTGGGGCAGAAAAAGAAGATTGCCAGATATAAATCTGCCTGAATATGAATTTGAATATTCTAAATTCAGCAAAGATTACGGTAAAGAAGTGCCTTATGATATACAAAACTACTATTACAAAAGGCTTAAAAATACAAGAGGTTTTAAGAAACCCATATTTGAAGAAGCCAATCGTGATGGTATTTATGTTATAGATAACACAAGTAAGATTGCTTTAGCAGAACGTCAATGTATAAACGCCCGTGTCCAGTCCAGCGCGGCAGACCAGACCAAGATAGCAATGCGGCTTATCTGTGAGAATAAGAGACTAAAAGAACTTGGGTTTAGGTTACTTATTCAGGTGCATGATGAATTGATTGGCGAGTGCCCGGAAGAAAATGTTGAAGAATGTTCTGAGATATTTAAGAAGTGTATGACTGCTTCTGCAAATGATTTGCCAATCGAAACAAAAACTGATGTGACTATGATGAGGAACTGGGATAACTAATATGGCGTTATTTGAATTAAACACTGACAAAGTTAATCTTGAAATGCACAAAGCAAAATCGATACCAAAAGAACACAGACACATTGTTGTTCACTTTGAAAGTGGTAGAGATTTGGCAGCTTTTTCAAAGCTTATTGGTATGCCCCTATTGAAGAAAGATAAGAAAGTGTTCTATGACCTTAACGCTCCAAGAAGTGAGAATTTGGTTAATATAGAAAACGCCGCAGAAGTTGAGTATGATATGTCAACTCAGCATTGGGAATACTGGTGGGGTATGCCAGAGTACATCAGTTTTGATAAGCAAGGTTATCATTTTGTTTATGTGTACTTCAAAGATGAAGAAAGCAAGAAACACTTTATAGAGTTAGTTAATCAAAAAATAACTGACACTACAAAATATATTTGGTATCCTGAAAGAGAGAAACTATCAAGACTTGCATATAAGTGGGTGATAGACACATGAATAACTTATTTCCTATTTACATACCATCCAAAGGTAGGGCAGACACGTCTTATACGGCCAAGAATTTACTGTGGATGGGGGTAGAAAATTTCTATATAGTTGTAGAAGAAAAAGAATATTCCGATTATGCAAGCAAGTTTGATGAAAAACACCTACTGATACTTGATAAGGCATATCAAGACAACTATGAGACATTAGATGACTTGGGGTATGAAAAGAGTAAAGGTCCGGGGGCAGCAAGAAATTTTGCTTGGCAACATTCTATTGATAATGGCTATGACTGGCACTGGGTAATGGATGATAACATTTACTGCTTTTATCGAAAGAATAATAGCCGAGTGCATAGAGTGCAAGACCCAGTGTTCTTTCGTGTCATGGAAGATTTTTGTCTGAGATTTGATAACGTGGCAATGGCTGGACCTCACTATAAGATGTTCATACCTGATAAGCAGCCATTCCCGCCATATTTCTTAAACACGAGAATTTACTCGTGTAACCTAATCAGAAATGATGTGCCCTTTAGGTGGAGAGGCAGGTATAATGAAGATACAATTCTTTCATTAGATATGCTAAAAGCTGGCTGGTGTACTGTTCAGTTTATTGCGTATCTGCAAGATAAAGCTACTACACAGACCGTCAAGGGCGGTAACAATGCTGATTTTTATGAAAAGTATGGCACATACGATAAGTCAAAAATGTTGGTAGAAGCGCATCCTGATGTATCAAAAATGATGTATAGATTTGGCAGAGAACACCACTATGTCGATTATAGTCATTTTACACAGAAGCCACAGTACAAAGATGGGGTAATACCTCAGAATGGTAATAATGATTATGGCATGAAGCTTGTGTATGCAGGTGACACACATAACTGCTGGAAGGAATAATATATGAAAGTAAAGACTGATGAACTAAAAAAAATATTAAGCAAAGCTGTAAAGGGCGCAAGTTATAACACCTTTCTGCCCCTAACTTGTTTTTGTAGAATTAAAGAGGAAACTGATTGTTTTAAGATTTTCACTACTGATAGTCTAAATACTCTGATAGTTAAGGGGGAGACAGCAAAAGATGATATACCCCACACAAAACTTGATTGTGTAGTAGACATTAAGGTGTTGAGTAATCTTATTTCTAAGGTATCTTCTGATACAGTGAATTTTCATGTGGCGAATGATATTCTGAATGTCAAGGCTAATGGCAGTTACCAGATACCTTTGCCCCTCGATGAAAACAATGCGCCTGTTAGATTTCCTGAATTGAGAACTATCGAAGACAGCACTGTTCAGACAATTTATGCAGATAACATTAGAGATATTATTAAGACTAATAAACCGTCTTTGCCTAAGACAGACGAGTGTGCAGAACTCATGAACTATGTGTTCTCTAACACTAAGACGGTCACTACTGACACTCTGATGATTTGTGCAAGTTGCTGTGCTGTTTTTGATGAGACTGTTTTGTTCTCTCCGAGAGTAGTTGAGACATTAGCACTGTTTGATGACTGTATAGCAGTAACGCATGATGATGATTATTATATTTTCAGAGACGATGCTATGACATATTATGCTTATAGTAGCGCTTCTGATGCTGAGAATTATCCTATCGCCCCCATACAGAGACTTCTCGATACTGGGTTTGCAAATAGAGTAGACATTAGTGGTAAAGATTTGTATGCTGCTCTCGATAGAATAAACATATTCTTGTCTCCATATGATGCAGATGCTTGTGCAATAACTGTTTCAGCAAATGAACTTACTGTAACTAATCAGAATGGCACTTGCAGTGAAACACTTAGCATTGACAGTAACATTGAGGGCGATACTACTTATAGCTTCAAGGTGAATATCAAGATGCTGATGACACAGCTAAAGAGTATGCAAGATAATATAGTTCTTGAAGTTGGTAATGAAAAGTGCATAGGGCTTGAAGATGAAACATCTTCAAGAATTATCGCAACTCTTAAGAAATAAGGAGAAACTATGAACGCTAAAGAACGAGAAAAGATTGATGCTAAAAAGAAGCATATTCACCCTCGCAGTATGGCAAGGTATATAGCCCACGTTAAGTTTAAGAGTGAGGGCTTTGATAACGTAAATAAGCGCTTTTATTATCGTGGTAGGCGAGTACCGTCTTATTTTGCAACGCATTGGAGAGATAAAGTAAATGGCTAAAATACCTGCTTGCGTATTGTCTGATGTCGTTAAGACTGCTACAGGGGCTTTTGCCCCTGAGAAGCAGTTTGTTAAAGACTTAGATAAGACGATAGAATTTTCACAAGCCGAAAGTATGAGAATGCCGTCTAAAACATTTAAGCCGAGTTCACTTGGTGGCTGTGAACGCAATTTGTATTTTCAGCTTACTGGGGTACTACCTGATAACGACACACGTTCTTCAATGCTTATCGGCATTTGTGAGAGTGGAACAGATAGACATATTCGCATACAGCAGCACATAATTGATATGAAGAATTATGGTATTGACTGCGAATATGTTGATGTAGAAGAATTTGTTAAGTCAAGAAATCTTACTGATATAGAGATTGTATCAAAAGATGGCATAGAGACAAAGTGCTATAATAAGAAGTACAATATCTCATTCTTAACAGATGGTCTTGTCAGGTATAAAGGGCAATATTATATTCTTGAGATTAAGACTGAGACAAGTAATAAATTCTGGCAACACACAGATGTTAGACCTGAACACATTGCACAAGGTGTGACGTATTATCTGTCATTCGGTATTGACCAAGTTTTGTACCTCTATGAAAATCGTGATACAACAGGGCATAAAGCATATGTTTATCATGTCTCAGAAGAAGACGCGGCTAAAATAGTACAAAAGATGGAGAGCATAAATAAGTTTGTTGCCGATAGTATTGTGCCCGATAAAACCACTGATGAAAGTAAATGTAAGTATTGTGGCTATGTAAGTGAGTGTGGGAAGTATGCCAATCAACTCGAAAACTAAGGGCAAAGTGGGCGAGTTAGAGA